CTGCGCGGCATCGACATCGGCCCGCGCCTGAGCGCGCACCTGGTAAGCCTGCTCAGTCGCAACCTCGATCAGCGCCTTCGCCTGAATCTCCGCGCCAGCGAGCGCCGCCTTGGCGTCTGCCGTGGCTTGAGTGAGCTTCGACTTTGCCACCGACAGTTGGACGGTGGCCTCATCCACTTCGCCTTGTAGCCCAGCGAGAACGCGTTTCCGCTCATCTGCCAGCGCGACTTCCGATTGCGCAGCCTCGACGACCTCGTCGATCTTGCTGAGAGCACGGATCAGCTGCCCCCATTTCTTGGTTTCGCTGAATGCTTCCGCGAGGCTCATCCCGTCTGACTTGGCCTTGCTCATCGTGGCCGCCTCGCCCAGACGGAGACGGCAAGCGAGGTCGTGCCATCGCCGGCCGTCACCAGCGGGCGAACGTACCGCGGGTTTTCGACGATGACGAACATCGGTGCGGCGGCAGTCAGCACAATGTCAGTGCCCTGCGGATCGTTGAGCGTCGCCCAATTGGTGCCGTCGTTCGAGCCTTGCAGAGTGACCGCGCCGCCGGCGCCGAAGGTCCCGGTAGCGTGCACTGTGCGGTCAGCCCAATCAGCACCTTCAAAGGCTGCGCCGTCGTCGGTCGAAGCAAATGTGAGGCCAGCCCATTGAACGAGCACCGCGTGCATCTGCCCGTTCGGTGCGTAGACCGGGGTGACTGCGCGTGTTGCCATCGGTCACCTCACGCGATTGGCGTTGTTTCTCGGGTCTGCAGGTAAGCGAGGATGGCCTGAAGTCCGAGGATCACGTCGAGGCGCTGCGTGTAAACAGTGTCGTTCACACGCAGCTCGATGGCTTCGCCAGAGGTGGCGGCGCCCTCGGTCACTTGGACCGGCAGCTGCTCGCCACGAACGACGGAGTAGAAGCGATCAGCCATGGATCACTCGGTGTATTGAACCTTGAGGCTGACAGTACCGATGGCCGTGGTGGCCGCGGTCAGTGTCAGCACGACGTCATACGAAAGGCTCGGGTCAGCAAGTAGGCCGAGCGCCTGCCACAGCGGCTTCTCGACGTCCGCCTGGCCGTAACCGACGCCAGCGTCAGCCGGATCCGCTTCGTGCGTGATGTCGACGTGTGACTGAGCTGCAGCAAGCGCGGTAGCGCTCGCGAAGAAGTCCACGTCCACCACCGCGCCACCATCTGCGGTCGTGCGGTAGATGCCGACGTCCGCCAGCGGCGCCGTCGCAATCGCATCGTTCGAGAGCAGCACTCGCGAGACGCGAGCGTTGCTCGGCAGCTGACACATGATGTACTTCGACGCGATCGAATCAGCCGCGCCGGTTTCGATGGTGCCGACCGCTTCCTTGATCTCAGCACGTGCGACGCTTGGATTGGAGATCACCCGCGGGCTCGCGTCGCGATTCGTGATCGGGCCGGATTTGATGGTTACGACTGCCATTGCAAGTTCCTCAGTTCAGTTGCGGGCTGCCGATTACCGGGCCCATATGCGGATGACGCGCTCTTTCTCGAGCCGCGTAGCGCCGCCGGTCATCATCAGGTAGGCCTGCCACGGCAGGCTCTGCAGGTCCTTCCGCTGGCTGATGTCGGTGATGTTCGACTGCCAGTTGCCGTAGTGCATGCCGTTCGGCACCCACATCGGGCACATGGTCGAAGTGCCGGCCGCGTCGTCGGTGCCGGTGCCGAGAAGCTCGGTGTGGACGAAGTTGATGATCCACCAGCGCTGCAGCGTCTTGTTGTCGCCGAACACCGGTGTGCCGAATTCGCGGCCGATCACCTGGATCTCGTTCAGGAGCTCGTCGTGCTCGTCGGAGGTGATGCCGCAATAGACCGGCTCCGCGTTGATGTCGACATCCGCTTCCATCAGGCGCCGCACGCCTTCCTTGAGCTTCGCGACGTTCATGCCGGAAGCCACGCCGCCGACGCCTACGCTGACGTTCTGCCCGCCAGCCGTGGTGAGTGTGGTGCCGAAGGTCTCGGTCGTGCCGGCATTCACGCCGGTGAACGAGTCGGCGAAGAAGTTCGTGATGACGTGGCGATCCTTGCGGCGATTGGCCGCGTTGACCGCGTTCTCCACGTACTTCGATTTCGGGTCGGTGAGGAGCTTCAGCGCATCGAAGGTGTCGATGAGCTGCGGCAAGTCCGAGCTGATCGGGAACACCCAACGCCGGGTCATCGGTGCGTCGACGCGGCCCATGGGCGCGAAGCGCGTGACCACGTCCTGCATTTCGATCTTGCCGATCTGATCGACCGGGCTCGCCTTCTCGCCGGAGTGGTTACCGTTGTTGACCTTGTCCGAGAAGCGCGAATTCCGTTGCTGCAACAGCAAGTCGATGTTGCGGCTGAATTCCGTGTAGTAATGGGCAGGGATGTTGATGGACATAGCGCGAACTCCGAAAACGGATACCGATCTTTCGTTTTCGAAGTGCCTTATCCATCGCTGGGGGCGCTTCTACGCGATCACGCTCGCGGTCAACGGAGTGCTTTCACTCTGTCAGCGGACTGAAGGTCCTTCAGGTCCCCGCATTCGGGCTCGATGGTGGCCGTCCATGGCCAGGGAGGAATCACATGTCATCGAGCCGAGGCGAACGATTCATGAAGCTGAGAACGGAATCAAGCCCTCGTCACAGTGCCTTGTTGGCGAGCGGTGCCAACTTGTCGCTGATCGCGAGGAAGTCCTTCTCCGACATCTTGCCGTCGACGCGTAGAACGCGCGCCTCCTCGAGCTTCACCTTCGCCTGCGATGGGCTCATGGATCCACCGCCACCGCCCTGATCACCGTGGAAGTCAGATTCACCGGTCGACTGGCCGAGCGAGTTGAAGAGCTTGAGCAGCTTCGCGGTGCCGAGGGTGCGCTCGAGGGCGCCGAGATCTTCGGTGGTCAACCCGGCTTGTTCGCCATACGCACGCATCCCGCGTCGTCCGAACTCTTCGAACTTGGGCCACGCTTCTGTACCGACTTCGGTCTTGAGCGCCTCGAGCGCTTGCGTTGCTTGTGTTTCCTGTTCCCTCTGCCGTGCCGCGACGGTGGTCGCAATGTGATCGTTCCACCATTTCGCGATGCCCTGAGCCGCGGCCTTCGGCACGCCAGCCTTGAAGAACTGCTCGGCGGCGAGTTTCGCGAATGCGCCGTCGTCGCCTTCCGGTAGTGGAAGCTCGTAGCCTTCCGCCTTCTCAGGTCGGCCGAGGCGCGCATGCACCTTGCCCCAACCCTCGGCATCGTCAGCTTTCGTCGGCAGCCGCAGGATCTGATCCGCTGGTGCGCCGATCAGTTTCTCGGCGTTGTGCGCGGACTGCAGCGCGCTGATCGGATCCTTGAATCCCTTGGTGCCTATCCAGTCCTTGAACTCAGGTGCAGCGTCGGCCGGCAGATCGCCGTACCAAGGCTTTCCTTCGCCGCCACCGTTAGCCTGTTGTTGCTGTGTCTGCTCGGTTGCCATCGTCGTCCTCCACCGTTGAGCTTTCGAGGCTCAGGAATTTGAGAATTCGTAAGTACACGTCGCGCTGGCCGGCAAGATACGCCGTTGCGAGCGGGTCGACCATGCGTGTCACCGGGCTGATCACGATGCCGCCGCGCTCGATGCGCGCGACTTTCTTCAAGTCAGCAAGCACTGCCGCTGCATTCGGGTGCGGCTTGCCATTGACCAGAAACGTCGCGTGATACGCGGCGCGCCGGCGATGGAAGCGCGCGTAGAGGCGCGCGCGGGCTTGCTCTATCGACATCAGGCGGCTGTTTCTTGTCGTATCTGTGAGGCGCTCGCGGCGTCCTTCGCGGCGCCGGCGATCTTCGGTGCGGCTTCAGCGGCGGCCGCGGCCATCTGCATCGCGTTGTCCTGCTGAATGAGCGCGTCGACCTCGTCGGTCGAGCGCAAGAGCTTCGCTGGTACGCCGTTGATGTCAGCCACCTCGCGGAGCGATTCCTCGACGTTCAGCACGTGGCGAGCTCGTGGGTCAAGACCGACGGCAAGCGTCGCGATTTCCATGGTGCGCGTGATCGCGAGCGCATCGCCAGCGCGGCGCGCTTTCGAGAGAGGCGAGGTGTAGATCACCTTGAAGCCTCCGCCAGCCTCGCGCAGTTGCTCAGGCATCGGCGGCAGCATCCCGGCGCGCGCCAGGATGTCGAGCTCGCGCTCGATCATTGGGCCGGCATCCTCTGACTCGAGGCGCCCGGTCGCAGGTGAGAGCAGCGTCGCCTTCTCCTGCAGTCGCGACAGCACCTCGGTCGCGGTCATCTGCGGCTGTTCTGCCAGGATCTGAAACAGCGATACCATGAACGCGTCGTTGATCGCTTTCTGCTCGAGCGCCATCAGGTCGACGCCGATGTCGACGCGGCCCTTGGTCTCGAACGGCACGATCAGCGGCTCGCCCTGATCGCTGAGATACCCGTAGTTCATCGCGCCGGCGCGCATGTTGAACGCTTCGAGGACCCCGTCCTCTTGGCAGAGCACCGGCGGGTCGACGATCTTCTGCCCGGCGCGCAGCACGGTTTTCTTCTGCTCGTTCGCCGTCATGATCGACGGGAAGGCTGACATCGCAGGCGAACGCGCGTAGGTCTCGCGCGGTGCTTTCATGAATCGACCGATCGCGTAGGGCCAAGTCCAATACCCGCCGCGCGCGACCGTCGTTTTCTCATCGTAGGAAACGTAGTAGCTACCCCATGGCATGCCGGTGTAGTCACGCCGCCCACCGACGCGCTCCTCGTTCGGCGAGACGCAGTGCAGGAAGGTGAACAGCTTGTACGGATTCCCGGTCGCGGCTTCCTTCGCGATCTTAGGCGGGCATTTCTCGCGGAACTTCTGCACCGCCTGGCGTGCGTGCAGTTCGAATTTTCGATGATAGGTGTCGATGATGCCCTGGTGGTTCTCTGCCCAATAGGACTCGTGCATTGGTATCGCCCGGTAGCGAATGCCCTGCCCGACTTCCTCGTCGATCAGCGTGGAATAGTTGCCGAAGGCACCGAGGCCGAGATAGTTCTCATAGCGCTGGCTGTTGAAATTGCCGAATGGCCGGTAGCGCACAGCGAACAGCAACTTGACGACTCGATCCCAAAATTCCTTGATCTCCTGGTCGTCGCGGAGTTCTTCCTCCTCGGCTTCGAGTCCATGCCAGATCTGGTCGCGCGGCGTGTAGGACTCACCGATCCAGGCGGCGAAACGTTCGTTCGCGGTGATCGCGGTCGCGTCGAATACCCGCTCGGTCTTGCGCTGCCCTTCCTCGGTCGTGGTCTCGAAGGTCGCCGACGCCGGCAACACGCGCCTGGCGATGTCGTCCCAAAAGCTGTCCCAATTGGCGCGCTTGGATTCAAGCTCCGTCTGGTTCTTCAGCTTCGCATCAGCGTCGGTGTCGCTCATTCGAGTGCCGCCAACCGGATCGGCGTGATGCGCCTGATCCAGATACCGAAGCGCAGGTGCGCATAGTTCGTCAGGTGCGAGACGTACCAGCCAGGTGCCCGGAGCGCGATCAGGCGGTCACTGTCCTCGGTGAGCTGGTCCTTGTTCGTCGGCACGCGCAGGTAGATGGCGTCGGCGCATGAGTTGTTCATCCGGATGAGCAGCGCCGCAGCTGATGCATCCTCCAGGCACTGCAGCGTGTCCCGGCAGACGATCAGGTCGACGTTGTGCAGTTGTACCAAGCGGATGTCGACACGCTCGGCTGCTCGGTCAGGCGAGTGCAGATCGATGCGCCGTGTTTCGGTCTGCAGCGCGCGGTCGAGCCCGTCGGCAAAGTCACCGGTCCCGCTGCCGAGATCGATGATGCGGTCAACCGCAAGCCCGAGCCGTGATTTCAACGTGAGCCCGAGCCACATACCCTCGATCTGCAGGCTCTCAGGATCAACGATACGGGTCGCCTTGTCCGCGTAGAACTTCGACCAGAAGCTGTCGCCCCAATCGGTGCGGAGAGCTGCGTCCATCAGCCCCCGAGCAGTGTCTTTGTGCCAACGAGCGGATTCGACCCCTGGCTGCCGCCGTAGATGTTCGCGAGTACCCCGCGGCGCCGGCGGATGCGGTCGCTCTCCATCTGCCCGCGGCGCGCATCGTCGATCGACGGCGCACGTGAGCGGATGGCCTCGGTCTCAGCGGCCGACCGCGCTCGATTGATGCCGCGCTGCGTCTTTCTCGATTTCGTCTTGAAGCCCAAGGTCTCACCGATCTGGCGCGAGCCTTCCATGACGTCCTTGTAGACGTCGGTCACTACATCGGCTGATTTATCGATAAAACCGTCCATTTACATACCTCCGCTCGCGACTGTCGTCAGGGTGAGGAACGGATTCAAGACGTGATCGCGAAGCGCGGGCGCGAACCAGGCAGCCGCGCGCGACGATTCATGACCTGCCGCCCTTCACCGCCGCCGAGCAGCAGGTACTGAAGCGCTTCGGCGACGTGCGAGAAATCGTTTTTGTCAGGCTGGTCGCTGTAGCGGTTGCCGACCACCTTGAGCTTGCGATAGTGGTACTGATCGATGCACGCATCGCGCAACGTCTGACAATCCGGATGGATGAGCAGCGCCGGCTCGCCATTGGTGAGGCGCCGGAACGCTCCGTTCACCGCCTCGATGCGGATGCTAGGCTCGTTGGTCGAAGCACCTCGGCAGATGACGCCCGCCCCTTTCAGGATCACGAACACCGTTTCGTCGTGCGCGTCCTGACTCTCACCTGACGGGTCGCCGGTGGCTGGCCCGACTGTGAAGCCCGGGAACTTCTCAGCAATGAACCGCTTGAGCTCCTCGCCGTGCTTCTTGACGCCGATGTCGAAGCCGCAGAGCTCGTGCCGTATGCGCCATTGCCCGGTGAGTCCCAACTGACCGATGACCGCGGCCGGCGTGCGTCCGAAGTCATAGCCGATGAGAAGCGGCAAGCGCTGGTCGAGTTCAAACGGCCGGCAGTGCAGGCGATCGTTGTACTCGGTGTAGATCGGCTTCCCTGACCGCGTGCGTCCGCGCTGAGCGTGAACGTAGACGTGCGCATCCTCGGTTGAGTAGTCCTGCAGCGCCTTGATGTAGTACGTGCGCCCCTGATCGCGCCGACGTGGGTCATCGAATGGCAACCGCAACGTCTCCTCGGTCTGCTCCAGGTTCTCGAGGTTCTCTGCATTCGGTTCCATGCCGCCAGGCTGCTGAAAGTGTTTCCAGCCCTTCGGCTTGCGGACCAGGTCATCCTGCAGGTAGTGCTGCGTGTCCCACGAATTCGTGTCACCGATCCAGCCTGACCACGTGCTCGGGCGGTCACCGTTGAGGTATCGCGTGCGCCGGCCTGCATGCGCAAGGATCTCGCGGACGATCTCGCGCAATTCGTTGAACCAGAAGCCCGTGACCTCGAGCGACAGCAGGTTCGCGACGTCCTTCTCATCGTCGAGCGCGCGGAAGATGAATTCAGCCTCGATGTTGTGATCGAAGCCTTCAGGCCGGAAGCGCCACAGATGGATCTTGTCGCTCCACGCGAAATCGCCGTACTGGTTCTCCGGAAACACCTCGAGCCAAGTCTTGATCGTGGTGTCTTTCAACTGCGGCATCGTGTTGCGGACTATCGCCCAGCGCGTGCGTGCGACCCCGTCGGTGCCGATCACCTGCTCGTAGGCATGGCGTGCGAGGCGGAGACACGAGGCCGTCGACTTCCCTGACCCGACCGGCCCCTCGATGACCGCGACGCGTGACTTATCGAGGTAGTAGGCGCCGGCTACAGGGCCGAGCGGTGCGATGTTCATTTAGCGGCTGGCGGTGGCAACTGCACTTGCACCCGCGTCGCTGGCCCGATGATCTGCTGCCCTGGCTGTGCCTGTACCGCGGTCTGCACAATCACTGTGAGCCCAGGCCCGACGCGCTGCAGCTGCTCGTCCTCTTTCGTCCACATCCCGACGTGCTTGCCCATGAGCTCGAGCGCACGGTTCTTGTCTGAGCCGTTTATCCGATCCTTCGGGATCCTCGCGTAGCCGAGCGTCGAGAGTTCGCGCATCACGCGCCCGTGTGTCACTTCGAACTTCTGAGCGAGCTTGGCCCGCTTCCGTTCGATTGCCACCTTGATGTGCGGCAACGCGCGCAACTTGGTGGCGGCCACATCCGGGTTCTTCTGGCTGTACCCAGCTGCGCGTGCAGCAGCGGTGGCGGTAGCGCCGAGGCAATACTCCTCGACGAATCGCATCTGCTTCGGCGTGAGCTTTGTCACTTCGGCGCCTTGAACATCCGGTTGACGCTGCGCCGCGTGGTCGAGTTCGAATCTTGGCTCTTCGGCGGCGGGTGGCCGAGCTCCGACATGATGGTGTCGACGATGCGCGCGAGGCGTTCGGCGCCCTCATCACCACGAAGCAGGTCGGCAGTCTCTGATCCGCCAGGCAGCATCGAGGCGTATTGGCCGATTCCCAAGACCGCGCGCAGGGTGCGCTGGCGGAGCATTTCGACGTTGTTCACTTCGTATCCCCTCGTGGTACGGTCTCGGATGTGGAGAAGTTCAAAACAGCCGCCGCGGTGATCTTCCTCGCTGCGTTCGCGCTGATGGTCATATTTGCCATCGTCACCGATGAGGCCTCGGCCGGTGTCTCGGCTGGAATCGTCATCTGCGCTGCACTGGTGTGGCTCATTGGGAAGTTGCGCTAACCCCTCTGCAGCATCGGCCGCGGGTAGATGAGCCCTGCCTCAGGATTCTCGGTGCCGTAGGTCTCAAGATTGAACTGGCGCTGCAGCAGCACCATCCGCGATCGCCAATCGTCGGTATGCATCAGCCCGCGCGCGACTTCTGAGTTGTACCCTGCAAGCAAGTGGACGTCGTTGATACTCACGCTCACCCTCCGTTGAGTGGCATCACAGACATCGTGACCCCGAGTTCGCGTGCCAACTGCGCCGGGCCCGGCAGTTGCCGACGAGCAGCGAGGGTTCGCCGCACGTAAGCGACCTGCTCATCGGTGAGTGCGCGCCGGCGGCTCACAAACTCACCCACAGACAGGCCACGAGACCAACGCCGGCAACGCCCTTCGCCAGCCAGCTGCCGGGCTTCGAGCGGAGTTCGTACAGCGCGCCAACACCCATAAGCAGCGTGCCGAGGATCTGCAGGTAGAGCACGGTCTGCGCGGTCATGCGGCCTCATCTCGCGAAAGCTCGCGCCCATGCAGTTGCCCATAGCGGAACTGGTCGAGCAAGGCGCGCCGGCCACGGCGCTGGATGTCCAACCGGTTGGTGATGGCTTTGAAGTCGAGCGGCTTCACGCCGAGCCCGTTGAGCACGCCATACCCGTAGCCGTGATTGAGCCAGTGCATGGTGTTGTCATCCCCCATCACGCGGCCTCCTCCTCGAAGAACGGCTTCGATGTCGTCGCCTCTCCCGGGATCTCCTCGATGCGTAGCGTGATGCGACCGCCCTTGAACACGCCGCCGCGGATGATGTGCAGATCGTCGATCTCAGAGTCGTCTTCGATGACGCCGGCATACTTCACGGAATCGAGCACAGCCTTCCAAGCGTTGTCGAGATCGCGCTTGCGGTGATCCGGTGGGTACGCGAACGCTTTCACAGCGAGCTTGCCACTCAGCACCCCGCGAGGAACGCGTTCTCCGAGGACCAGCACCCGCACAGCATTCCGGTAAGCCTCACCCTGCTCCCCGACGTAGGTCACCGCCTTGGCGGCTCCCTGCTTCGTTTTGTAGGCCGCGTGTTTCCAGTAGTGATTCACGGTCGGCGGCCACGGCAGGATGAGGGCGACTGCGTTCATCGGATCACTGCACAGTCGGCTGATCGTCGGCGTCGTGATCGAGGTCGAGCTCGGGCTGGCTCTTCTTGCGCGCCACCTCGACCGTGCCGCCTTCGAGCACAATCGAGATCTCGTGGCCCTTCGCCTGGCGCAGACGCCCGAGGTCCTCGTCCTCGATGTCGCCGGAGTGCTGGACCTTGAAGTCGAGCGCGATCAGTCCACCGGTGAGCGGCGTCAACACGATGCCTTTCAGCTTACAGTCGAGCAGGTGCACTTCGTGCTGGTCGATGCCGAGGAGCAACCGCACGCTCACGCCTTCGAGCTTGTGCGCGATCACGAACGGCTCGAGCGTGGGCCAATACGGCGTCGGCGGCTTCGCCTTGTCGAAGAATCGGTGCGGCTGATTGACTTGGAACTGATCGTCGAGCTCGTCCTGCGTGACGATGAACTCCGAGATCGACAGGTCGAGCGCAGGAGTCGGCTCGTCGCCGTGCATCTCGGTTCGGTCGTTTATGGTAGGGCCCATTTGGGCGGAGCGGGCTTTCAGGCTCAGCATGGCGTGATCTCCTAGGGTTGTTGAGCATGCCGAAAAGCACTCGCGGACTGCCAGGACAGCCGTAAAAGGCGTGCTTGGCCTTACCCTGACGGCGGGCGTGCTGAAGCGACCCGAGTTTGGTGCCGAAGTCGGGAGTGTTCATGCGGCTGCCTCGGTGGTTTGATCCGGCTGGATGCGCTTGATCCGTTCCATGGCCTCGGCGAACGTGCGCTGCATGGCGGCTTCAGTCGCGTAAGCCGGATCCTCAAGCAACAACACCTCGTGCGCGGTCGCGAGATCGATACAGGCTTGGCGGCGCCGCTTCAGTTCGGCCATTGGGATTGAGTGCGGCAAGCCGTCGGCGGCAATGAATGGCTTGCGTTTCGGTATCTCGTGTACCAGCCAGCGCATGAACATCAGGTTCACCCGCGCGAGTGACTGGCTGCCGGGCCATTTCACTTCCGCGATCGCCGGAGCTCGAGCACGCATGCGGTTGCGCAGCGCCCAAACGTCACTCAAACCGAAGGATTTACGCGGCTCGCCGTCAGAAAGCTCCTGCAGCAGCCGATCGCGACAGCGCGAGAACTCAATCAGCGAGATCCTGGAAAGCCCCTTCCAAAACGCACCCTGCTTCGCCTCGGTCAGCGGCTTGTCGAGCGCAGCGAACATCTCGGCGAGGATGCGCTCGAACTCGGCGCGGTCATCGGTCTGCATTGTTGCGCTCCCGGAGCTCGAGCTCCTCCGTCGTCGGTGACGGTTTCGATGGCGCGCCGCGGCGACCCATAACGCGCGCGCGCGTGTGAAGCTCACGCATGCGATTGCGCCACGTCGCTATCCAATCGAGTTTTCTCCCCTTCGGTCCAGGGACTGCTTTCCAGTAGTCGATAAACTCGTTCGTCGCTGCAGTGACGTCGAGGGTTGGGGTTTCCTTCTCCGCCCACGCCTGCATGGCAGTTGAGACGGGGAATGGGATAGGGACGCGGGTGCCGGTCTTGTTCGATGAGTTCCCGCCCTTGTGCGTCGGTGCGAGCAAATCGCGAGCACCTGATGCATTAGGGTCTTGAGGTAGAGTGAGTGGAGAGATCTTCACTGAGTCTGCGTTTGAGTCTGCGTTTGCGTTTGAGGGGTCGGTCACAGGCGGTTGAAGGCGGTCATCGGCGGTCACACCATTAGAGCGGCGGTCATCGGCGGTCTCTGTCTTTTCCCGCCTATACCTCAACCTTTCGGCGTTCGTTCCGCTCTCAATCTCACGAGCGTTCTTCGCTTCAAGGCGAGCCTTCTCACGATAGATGCCGTGATTGATGATTAGCCAACCCCAGTCGCGGTGCGAGTCAACGAGCTTCAAGCGTCGGCCTTCGTTGAGCACTGAACGGCTGCCCTGATCGGGTTCACAGAACCGCATCATGCAGGCGCGAACTTCATCGACACCGAGGCCAGTCACGCCAGCGATGTAATGCTGCGTCACGTCGACGAGGCCGTTTTTATCCGAAAGGCTGAGGATGATTGGCCACAGGCCTATATCGGGCCAGCGGCCGTATAGAGTGCCTTTGGTGAGGCTGTCGAACAGCGGCGTGTAGCCGCTCACAAATCCGCCCTCGCCTGCTCTTGTGACTGCGTTTCAGCTAGGGAGGTGGCTGAGGCATCAGCCTCAGACGAGGGCGGGAAAAGTTTTTCGTAGGCCGCGAGCGCCCGGCAGCGGCTGCAATTGTCCGTGACCATTTGCTTGCTGGCCTGCCACTTCACTTGGCAGCGGCACGGCATCATCTTGAGCGATGCGTAGAGGTCAGCTGCAACCTTGGTGAGAGTGGTCATCGACGTCGTGCCCCGGGCTGCCCTGAGATGCCCTCGCTCGCGGCAAGCGCGCTCAGTAAGTTCGCCTTATGTAAAGCCATCTGAGCGTGCTTGTGCAGAAGATCACGAACAATTTCAGGCTTCGCGACACCCGTAGAACGGGCTTCAGCCTCGAGCCACACATCGGTCTCGATGGTGATCTTGACCCGCAGGTCACGAAGCTCTGCGGCCATGCTGCAGGAGGCTATGCGGACTGAGCCGTTACAAGGCGCTGATCGTGAAGTCGCTTCAGGCCAGAGCCGACATCGAAACTGGTGCGCTTGATCCGGCCGTTGCGGATGCGATTGATCGTCGCCTGAGTGACCTGGACGCCAGCCTCACGCAGCGCGTCGACAATCTGGCGTTCGTTCATGCCGGAATCGCAAAGGAGGTGGATGAAAGCTTGCGGAGTAATCATCGCCGGCGACTGTAATACGGACATGCATTGCCGTCAATACACGTATGCAGTCACTTTTGATTGACAATTCGGACGTGGGAACACTTGAGCCCATGAAAAAGAAAAATCCATTCGGCGAGCTCGTCCTGCAGGCCGCTTCGATGCATCGAGGGATGCTGAAAGATGACGGCCGTCTCAACACGGCAGAATTGGCGCGGTACTATAGGCGCAAGGAGCACCCAGTACCGCAGGAGACACTGTGGCGCAACGTCAACGGAAAGACCAAACCGAGCGAGAACACCATCGAGGCCACCTCCCAGGTGTTCGGGATACCGAAGGAATTGCTTCGAGGAGAGCCGGTGCCTACTGAAATCACCGACCTCCTCGGCCGCTACACCATGCGCACGGTGCTGATCGCACAGAAACTCGAGCGGCTGCCGAAAGACGTATTCCACAACATCATCGAGCAGATCGAGCGCGCCACCGATCGCGAAGAACAGCTGCACAAAGCGCTCCGCTTATCGAACAACGTCGAATCGATCGACAAGCACCGCCGGTAGACCACCCGCTTTGACATATCGCCCCTCCAGGCAGGGGTCCATTCAATACGTAAATAATCTTACGCGGATGTATTGACTTCCTTACGCACGTGTATAAACTGGCCCCCGCAATCAAGGGAGCCAGCAATGACCGCCACAAGATCCCTCCTCTACACCGCAAGCCGCGGGCTTGAGTTTCGCCGGGAGAACGCGCCGAAGCACACGCCAGAGCCGTGGCGCACAGCCAGGGACCTTCTGTTCGACGTGTGGGCCGGAGAGTGGACACCAGTGTCTCCGCGCTTCGTGATCGCTGAACAGGTGCGCGGTCACAGCGATGAGGAGATCGAAGCCAACGCCAACCTGATCGCCGCGGCGCCGGAGTTGCTGGCCGCGCTCACCAAGATCGTGTCGCTGCGTGATGGCGGTTGGGAGGACACCGACATCGTCATGCGCAAGGCATTCGAAGCCGCGCGCGCCGCGATCGCCAACGCAGAGGGCCGGCCATGAACATCGTGACCTCTCCCGACTACATCGGATTCCTCGCCGTCGATGACGACACGTACGACTGTGACTGCGATCAGGACGGCTTCTTCAGCACGCATCCCATCGGTTGGGGCATGACCGAGAAAGAGGCCATCGAAGATCTGCGCGAGCAGACGGAGGGCACATGAAAACTCTGATTCGCCGGATCTGCATCGCACTGACCGCAGCGTCGGCGCTTGCAGTCCTGATCCTTGCCGCTGGCTTCGCGCGGGTGGCGCTGTCATGACGCACTTCCTCTGCAACAGCTGCGACCACTTCTTCGCCGAGAAGGACGCCATCGAGGTGCCTGCGACCGAGCTGGTTGAAGGCATCCATGATCGGCCGTCGTACCGCCAACACATCACTCAGCTGCGCTGCCCGCAGCCGAAGTGCTACTCGGCGAACATCGAGCAGGCGACACCGTGCAAGGAGTGCAAGAAAAACCAGGCGATGCCTGACGACTCGATTTGCTACGACTGCTTCGAGATCGAGAAGGACCACCCGGGCGAGCGTACTGCGGTGGAAGCCGAGCACGCGTGGGATCACTGGCGCGAAACCTTGGCCGACATCACCGGAGCGAAACCACATGTGCGGTGAGATCGATCTCACGCTGTTTGCGGGCGGATGCTTCCTCGCTGGCGCCTGTTTCGTGGCCGCTGTCGCGTGGCTCTACAAGCGCATTGGAGACAACGCGTGAGGTGCTCCTTAAAACACGCGTACAGGTCGAAGGCGGTGGCGCTCATGGTCGGCGCGCGCGGGCGGCTGCAACGCGGCTTCAGGCTCTTCGCCTACAAATGCCCTGATTGCCGAACCTGGCACCTGACAAAACAACCACACGACAGGAGAACCTAATGAAATTTGATTACGTCGTCGCCCTCAGTACGGCCGCCGCCTTGCTTGGCGCCGGCATCGCGATGTCGATCATCGGCAGCCCTGGCGACGATGGCATCGGCATGTGCCTCGCGTTCGTTACGCCTTCAGTCGTCGCCGGGCTCGTGGCTGGCAACAGGAAAGCGCAGCAGTGAACCAACTTACGCAAGACTCGCTCGACCTGGTCGCGGTGCTGTGGGTGATCGGCGTGCTGCTGATCGCCGGCGGCGCAGCGGTGTGGCTCGGCGGCAAGCTCGCCGACATCGGCGCGAACTTCTTGGACCGCCCGCGCACCCGGAACAGAAAATGACTCGCGCTGAGTTCAATTCGATCTTGAGTGATGCAGCCCTGTTAATTCTTGAAAGGAGAATGCGGCATGAAAGCGAACTTATTTCTGAAGTGGATTCTGATCGGCTTCGCCTTGGGTGCGATGATCCAGGGAGCAAACGCAGCAACACTGGTGCTAAACCCGGGCGACGGCAAGCAGTACCTTGCCAACTGGTGCGGCGGTCAGAAGATCGACGAGATCGCCGAGGGCTTCAACGTTGATGCCACGATCTCAACGATTGTGAAAGTGCAGACAACGTGCTCGACCGGCGGCCGGGGTTCCGTGCCGAAGACATTTATGGCGTGCTGGCGCGTGACGTTCAGCCGCGATGGCGCGATCGTCAATCAGGAGTTCCTCAACTCCGGCTCGTGGCGCCGCGGCTCGCCGAGCGTGCAGTGCGCTGCGTCTTATGACGTTGACGCATTCTTTGTCGATATCGACGGCGCCAATCTGTACACCGTGCTCATCCCGCTCATCAATCACCCGTATCAGAGCACGTACAGCGATGGCTACCGTGCAGTGCTTGAGACGCCATGACCACTAGCGGCACCTACAAGTTCCTGCCGGACATTTTCAGCGTGCACTGAAAGTCATGACACAACAGTCTGCTGATCAGCAATGCGGAGAGTTGGCGCTCGACGATGCCAAGGGTAAGCCGTTCACGACTGGCAACGTAAACCAGATGCTTTGGAACAGGTACACCGAGAAAGGCGAATACGTCGTGCTCTTCGACGTACCAAACGTCGTCGGCACGAAACAGGAACGGCGCTGCGATGCCATCGCCATCGGCATGTGGGGCTCGACCGGCAGACTGATTCACGGATTCGAGATCAAGACCAGCAGAAGCGACTGGCTGCGCGAGGTGAAGGACGTTAGCAAGGCCGACCCTTTCATCGAACAGTGTGATCGCTGGTGGCTCGTCACCGGCGACATGTCCATCTCCAAGCCCGAAGAGATCCCGGAGGCGTGGGGCTGGATGAATGCCACAAAGACCGGCCTGCGCATCCAGCGCCCCGCCAAACCTCTCCCTCAGAGCGAGGTCCATATAAAACGGCTGTGGGCGTTCGCCCTCATAAGGCGCGCCGCCGAACGCGGAGACATCAATAGCCCCGAATTCACGGCGGCGCTGCAGAGGCATCGTGATGAGGTCGAACGTCGCGCCGAGGGGCGCATTAAGGCGGAGACCGCGCGGGCGGTGCCAGAGCTGGAACGGTTGAGAGAGCGCGTCGAAACGTTCGAGAAGGACTCCGGGATGAAACTAGACGACTGGCGGCTTGGAAACGTCGGCAAGCTCGCACGCACGCTCCATGCCATCAGCGGCGACGGCTACCGCGGCTTCACAGCTCAGCTTGAGCGTCAGCTACTGGCGCTTGAATCGCTCGTGAACGGCACACGCAAGACACTCGCAGCAGTCGAGGCACCGGCCAGCAACGGAGACGACGATGACTGAGGATAACCGGAGGACTTCTCAGACCGGCGCAGGTGGGATAGCGATACCCACCACGATTTGTACAGCCGTACCACAGTGAGCGACTTCTCCTCTCTGCCGAAACACTACAGCAACGCCGAGGCCGCCCAGTACCTCGGCGTCAGCCCGCGTACGGTGAAGCGGTTGCGCCGCTCGGGTAAGCTCGGATCTATCCGCGTCGGCCGTCGGCCGCGGATCACAGAAGCGCAGCTGCGTGCCTACATCGAAGAACAATCGGGGGGATCATGTCTGAGCGACGACGGATCGGCGGATTCTTCCTCAAGGCCCGCGGCCCGCGGCGCATCTACTACATCTGCTGGTACGACCAGGCCAGCCGACAGACGCCAGGCGTTAGCACTGGCACAGCAAATCTCGCGATCGCCGAGCTCGCGCTCGCCGAGCGTGCAGTGCGCTGCGTCTTATGACGTTGACGCATTCTTTGTCGATATCGATGGCGCCAATCTGTACACCGTGCTCATCCCGCTCATCAATCACCCGTATAAGAGCACGTATAGCGACGGCTACCGTGCGGTGCTTGAGACGCCGTGAACCAACCGCGCGCCATCGGGTTTACGCCACGTGTCCAGGTGGGCGAGGTCGACCCCAACTACGACCTGAAGCTCATGCGCGCGCACTTGCGCCTTGAGTCGATCCCGCCGCGCGTGTTCGTTCACCCGGGCGAGATACCGCCCTGGCTCGAGGCGCCGCTGAGCATGCTGCTCAAGCGTCAGGCGCTCGGCGAGCCGATTTGAAATTCGTTACCAGAAGGAGTCCACATGCCTACCGAGACTGATGTCACCCAATTTACTTCGCCGTCGATGCCGCTCACGGCCGATCAGCTCAAGTCGCAGATCTCTCTGATCCAGCGCGCGATGAAGGCCGTGATGAAGGACGGCACGCACTACGGGAAGATCCCGGGCACTCAGAAAAAGACGCTCTACAAAGCGGGCAGCGAAGTGCTGCTCACCATGTTCCACGTGTCCGTCGAGCCCGAGGTCGCGGACCTTTCGACATCGGATGAGGTGCGCTACCGCGTGCGCGCGGTCGGCCGGCACCAGCTCACCGGCACGCTCATCGGCATCGGCGTCGGCGAATGTTCCTCGAACGAGGAAAAGTATCGCTGGCGCAATTCTGTCTGCGACGAAGAGTTCGACGAAGCGCAGGACGATCGCCGCCGAATCAAGTGGCAGCGATACGGTGACCAAGTCAGTCAGCGCAAGCAGGTGCGCACCGTGCCCGCGGATGTCGCCAACACCGTACTCAAGATGGCAAAGAAACGCGCGCAGGTCGATCTGACACTCACCGGGCTCGCGGCCTCGGACATCTTCACACAGGACATCGGTGACCCGGAGGACGAACGCGATCGTGAAAGTTCTGGCACCGAAGGTGAAGAGCCACGCGGGAGGCCATCGACCGACGCACCACGCTCGACGAGCGGAAACGGCAAGCACTGCACCGATAAGCAGGTGAACTTGCTCAAAGCCAGGCTCGACAACGCGGGCGTCCCTGAGAACGCCTTCTGCAAACATTACGGCGTGGACTTCGTCGCCGATCTCCCATTCAACAAAGTAGACGAAGCGCTCAAGTGGATCGAGAAAGTACACGGCTGATCGAGTTCGATCCGGAGACGCATGTCTACCGGGTAGATGGCCGCACGCTTCCAAGCGTGACGGACGTGCTCGGCATCATTCAGGACTTCTCCGCGGTCCCGCCGGACGTGCTCGAGGCGGCAAAGCAATTCGGCAAGCACGTACACCAGGCGATCAACCTGTTCAACCGCGATGAGCTCGATTGGCGAGCGCTCAATCCGGCGCTGGTGCCGTTCGTCGAACGCTGGCGTGCGTTCCTCGATGAGTCGGGCGCCATCGTGATCGCGAGCGAGCAGCAGGTCGCGCATGCGAGGTTGGGCTTCGCCGGCACGCCAGACGTCGTGCTCAGTTGGGGCAAGCGCACCGTGACCCGGACGTCAAGGCGACGGCTGTGGTGCCGCCGACAGTCGGGGCACAGACCTCGGCCTACGCGAAGGCCTACCAATCGATGCACGGCGGGCGTGAGCCAGATCGCTACTGCATCCACCTGACCGACGCCAGATACCGCTTGCACCGACGCCAAGATCCTGCCGACTGGTCCATTTTTCTTTCGTGTCTCAACATTTGGAGATTCCGCAATGCAAGCTGACATCGCCTCACGCCCGGAAGTGCGCGAGCTCACCACCGACACGCAAGCGCTGGTCGCGCTCGCAGGCAGCTACGCCGTGACTACGGCCGCGCAGTACAGCGGTGCAGGCTCAGATCTCACCAGGATCAAGGCGGCGCAGAAGCGGCTTGACGAGATCCGAAAATCGATCACGCGTCCGCTCGATGTGGCGAAGAAGGCCGTGATGGATTTCTTCCGCGAGCCGGAACAGAAGCTCGCCGATGCCGAGGCGCGCGTGAAGCGCGCAATGATCGGCTACTCCGACCAGCAGGACCGGATCCGGCGCGAGGAACAGCGGAAGGCTGACGAGGCCGCCAGGCGAGAGCAGGAGAAGCTCAACGATCGCGCTCGCAAAGCCGCTGAAGCCGGCAGGCCCGAGAAGGCCGCAGCGCTCGAGCAGCGCGCTGAGACTATCGTCGCGCCTGTCATCCA